TGTGGGTTGTATTATATTAATTTTGACGAGGATAATCATGCTCCGACTTATTTTGCCAAGTCGGATTCCCTCAGAAAGTTTCCTCAACAACCATCTTTACAATTAGATTATGCTAAAAACACTAGGTATAATCAAATGGATCAAGTTGTGGGAAAAGAGGGAACATTATTTTTATGGGAATCTAATTTAGTTCATGGATATAAAACAAATCTACAAGACAATAGATTTACCTTATCAATGAACTTTATGCCTACGGCAGTAGTTAGTGCTAGTTATGGATGGAAAGTAAAAAAACTTACTGATAGAGAAAGAGAGGAACATTACTCTATATTCAAGTCTGGAAAATTATGGGACTCCCCTGACATCTATTGAGACAGTTATCAAACTGGCACAGGGGCGGTTGACTTTGTACAAATGCCATCTATTGTTAATGAACCAAAGATAAATCCATGACTCGTTGGACCGCACTTGTAAAAACTCGTATAGGCATTCTGCAAAGAGTTGAGTTTGATTCTATTAGTCCTTGGCGACAAGATGCCATTGCTCAAGCAGAGAGTCAATTTGGTGCCGAAATTATAAGTTGCAATCCTGTTGGCAATACTTATAACCCAGAAGAACCTAAACCTAAAGTTCCTAATGGAATTGGAATTGATGGGAACTGGGTTGGAGATCTTCTTGCAATTCCTTTTGTAATTGTTCTATTCTTAGGTTCTATTCTTGTAATTGGTCTTTGGCACATTATCAAATGGTTTATTCTTGCGGGTATTATTTTGTTCCTGGTGTGGGCAATTCGGAAATTACGCCAACCTTGACACAATTCAAAATATAATATATAATAAGTTCAAAACCTGATAGTAATTATGTCGGCACCATCTGATTCTTTCGTAGGCAAAGGCGAATCCTACGAACAACGAGTTGAACGGATCAATAAACAACTCAAGACAACTTATGCCACTCTTGGTAATCTTGACGGTAGACTTGCTGCACTGGAAAAGTTTGTAGTTACTGCTGTTAGTTTCCAATCAACCTTCAATAATCTAATTGCAACTCTCCATGAAGTAGAAATGAGAGTTAAAGCGTTGGAAGAGAAAGGAGCATCGGAACGTTTTGATTTGACTTCTGACGTTGCTCAACCTGCAGGCGCACCACCAGAGGACGTGTGACACTTTAGGTACTGTCACAGGGTCATTGCCAACCACATACGATCCTGGTACATTACTTCTGTTGTCAATCATTACTTGATTCATGTTTGATTCTTACGATGATCTCTCCAGTGAACTTGATTTTCTGGACGAAGACTTCACCGATTGGATGCCAACTGGTGTTGTCGAAGAGTTCGATTCCGAGACTCTTGCCATGTTGAAAGAGTTCTGATACGATTCTCTTGACCAACGCAGGTTATGTCACTAAACTATCCTGCAACGATGACAACGACAACGACCTCAATAGAGGGCAAGTCATGCATCACGCTAATGTTGTTTATTTTTTATTAACCATGAACCCTTTGAATCTTTCGTTTGACGAAAAAGTCAAACTACTTTTCAGTACCAATTCTCTCCCCGTAGGTGATGGAGTTGAATTTGTAGAGTTTAAGATACTTAAACTCCACCAGATCGTTCAGAGAACTGATACTGGTTCCCTGAACATTGTTCGCGCTGAAGGTTGCGATCCTGAAATTATCTCTCGTTTTGCAGAACACATCAAAAACGGAGTATATACTTTTACCTTCCAACAACCAGTAGTTTGTGCAATCCACGGTGAAGGAATCGGTGAGGAATTGTATGAACTGGTGTGTGGTGAACATCGTTATCAAGCACACGCTGGAACTGGTCAAGATAGTATGTTGGTTGCAGTAGTTAAGTTTAAGGATCTGGAATCCAAACTTATCTTCCAATCTAATGAGAATGACCCCGAGGATGTCTACATCAAGAATCCTCGCACTATGAATGATGTTATTCTCACTCTTACTGGTCTTGTCAATGAGGGGATTATTGACATTAACGATGACAAGTCCATCAATTCTCGTCTGATCAAACTCAACCAGAAAACAAACGATTTCCCTCTTATTCGGGAACGTCTTCGTGAAGAGTATGGGATCTCGAATCCTGTGACTTCATTTGATGATGTCAAACGCGCACAATGGTGTGCAAAACATCAACCACAGATCACATTCTCAAGTCGTAGTAAGATTGTTCCCGTAGATGGGATTGCTTACCTTTCCAAGACATTTAAGGGTGGTTCTGGTAGTGGTGGTGTGCGAGATCTTGATTACGATCCTCGTTGTTTCTTCGACATTTGTCACCTTCTCCAACAGAATAATGTTCAGATGGTGAATGTTGTTGCATCTGTTAATAACAGCACTTCCAGTAAGATCGAAAAGATTCGTGACTACAAACGAGAAAAACTGATGCAGGAATGGATGGACAAGTGCATCTCGATTGTTGATGATTATCGTGCAGGAAAAATTGATCCTGTCCGAACAACTCGTTTCGATTTCGTTCCCCAGATCAACAATGTCGATGACATGGAGGAGTTCTCATGACTCTCGTTAAATGGGAATCAGCAGCAAACGTGACCTTTGCTGCTATGAATGGAGTCTTGCATTTGTGGAAGGATGCAGACTCTTACACACAACGATTCATGACTCGTTTGTTATATGATGCTGTGTTTTGTTCTGGTAATCCAAATAACACTGGATACATTAGTATGAACGCATTGTCTAACAAACGAAAGAAAAAGAAAGTGACATTGGATCACTGTCTTTCTCCTCAATTCGTTGCAAGAATGGTCTATGATAACCCAGATAAGTGGTTATCTGATCTTGACACTTTCAAGAGACTATTTTACATGTGTTGCACTACAATTCAAGTAACTCCTGAGGAAAATAATGCGTTGAGTCAACTCACCGAAAATCGTGACGGAGTGTTTAAGATTCTTGTTCCTACTCACAAAAAGTATGAACACCTTAACATCATTTTGTATCACCAAGATAAAGGTGTAGTTACTGATGTTTTCCAAGACCTAGTTCCTAGAGAACTGGTATCCTATGAGGAAAACTACTTGGTTTCATAAGGAACCCTTATCCAAGACCCCTTGCCCTGTCTATGGGTGAGGGGTTATTATTATTTCATTGAAACGAACGAGTTTAATGCAACTTCGTCCCAACCAAATTCGTGCTCTGAATGCCATGTTGGCATACGATAAAGGACAAATCTATTGTCCTACTGGTGGTGGAAAAACACCTACGATGATCTTTGATTTGATCGAGAATTGCAAATACATTGACAACGGAATGACTGCCGTTGTTGTAGCGCCCCGCATCCTTCTCGCTGAACAACTGTCTGCAGAGTTTCTTGAGTTTGTTGATACTAAGTACACGCATGTGATGCACGTTCACAGTGGTGAAACGCATCACTTCTCTACTACTGACCCCGAGAAGATTGCACTGTTCAATAACACTGCTCGTACCGCAGGTGAGAACGTTCTGATCTTCACTACTTACAACTCTCTCGATCGTATTCGTCAAGCAGACATCGAAGTTAATACTATTTACTTTGACGAGGCACATAACAGTGTTAAACGTAACTTCTTCGGTCCTACTGAGTATTTCAGTCATGAATCTGATCGTTGTTATTTCTTTACCGCGACTCCTAAGCATTCTCTCACGATCAACAAACCAGGGATGAACATGCCTGAGGTTTATGGTCAGGTAATCTGCAACATTTCTGCACCTGAGTTGGTTGAACGTGGTTACATTCTTCCTCCCAAAGTTGTAGTCAAACAACTTGGTATTGTCAAGGATAAGTTCAAGATCTGGTCGCGTGATAATGATTTCCTGATGGAAACCATTGATGATCAGAGTGCAGGTAAGATCCTAGTTTGCGCTCGTACTACCAAACAGATCATGGGTCTTCTGAGTGACTCTGATTTCTGTAAGGATGTTGCATCTCGTGGTTACTCTTGGATGATTATTACCTCCAAGACTGGTGCTATCATTGACGGTAAGAAAGTTAATCGTGAAGTGTTCTTCGATACTCTGAACGCATGGGGTAAAGATCCTAACAAAAAGTTTGTGGTTCTTCACCACTCTATTCTGTCCGAAGGTATCAACGTCAGTGGTCTGGAAAGTGTTATTTTCCTCCGTAATATGGACTACATTGGTATCAGTCAATCCATCGGACGTGTTATCCGTCTAGGTGACAAGTCTAAGACCTTTGGATTGGTCTGTGTTCCTGTTTATGACTCTGTGGGTATCTCTACCTCCAGGAAGGTTCAGGCAGTGGTAGACACGGTGTTTAATCAGGGTCAACCTGCTATCTCGGAGATCCGTCGATGATCTTTCCTAATACCAGCATCTTAGATCCTGATAATGGACCCACTGGATTTGCTACTCCAGACTTTACCATGGCAGCAGTGCCGATCATAGGATCTAGAGAGTACATTCTAATTGTTGATGGCAAACAACATGAACACTGTAAAGACCGCAAAACTGCGGAGATTAAATTAGAACAACTCTGGAACGCGAATCGAAAGGGGCGCAAGGGTACTAAGACCCCTGCCAAACGAAAATCACGAAAAAAGAGAAATTCGCTCATACTAAATCCCTGTGGTGGCAAGGAGTCTCAGAATGGGAAACCCAGTAAGTCAACGAGATCCACCCCCAAACCTAAATCCAAACCCAAATCGAAATCTGTACCAGTTGACAAACCGTCCACCGAACAGTCAAATCCACTTCTTGACGCATTAAAGTAAAATCTCTAACGAACTTACATGACAACAGCAACTAAAACCAAACGAGTTTCCGTTATTCCTACTTCAACTAAAGCAAAGAATCGCTTTATTAACATCATGGACATGTTCCACATGTGTACTGTGGAACAAGAGAAAGTTATTGATGGTGTTGAACATTTGTACCTTGTTTCTATGAATCGTCAATACTGTTTCTGGGTTCCTAAGAAAGGTAACGAACACTGGACGATTGAACGATAAATGGCAATAGAATACAAAACTACACTTGTCAACGAGTCACAATTAGACTTGATTAGGATGCTCATTCAAGCGGAAGTTAAGTATGCTATTGAACGTGAAAGAGGAGAGGATGTATCCGATCAACGTGACATCTGCAATGTTATCTTTAATAGTTTATTGGAGTCTGTAACATGATTGAAATGTTCCACAAGGCACCCACAGGTTATCACTATGAACAAGAAAAGGATTACAAACGTAACACTACTGCTATTTGGTTGCACCATCATAAGCGGTACGACTATAATCTTGGAAAACCAGTCAAAACCATCTGGGGATTCTATAACACCAAGACCAGGCAATTCCACGCCCCAGTTAATAGTCAGACAGTGGGTAGTGTAGTTAAGATCGAAGATACTACGCCATACACTGCTATGCCTATTAAACGCAGTCCATTAGATTATTTCTGGGACTGACTGTGACAGTTCTCAAACTGTCCACCAGAGGCGCCAGAGTCCATTCAAGTCTGCAATACTATAAGAGTCAAACAAACAAACACATGGCAACTCGTTCACGCATTGGTATTGAACTCTCCGATGGTTCTGTACTCTCTGCTTATCATCATTGGGACGGTTATCCTGAGTGGTTGGGTCGCATCTTGAAGACTCATTACAACAGCAAAACTGCCGCATCTGAATTGATTGATGGTGGGGACATGAGTACCTGTTGGAATGATGATAAAGAACCCGAGTATTATTCTGCTCGTGGTGAAGATTGTCCTCCTCGTCATAACAAAGATCTGAATGAGTATCTTACTCAACATGCAGAAGAGTTTGCATACGTTTATACTCAATCCGAAGGTTGGTTGTGTTATGATACTTGTTCTTGGCACGATTCTTATCTCGAAGGTCAAGAGATTCCTAGTGGAGCACTAATGGCATGAAAACTGCACTTGCTGGCACGGTTGCTATTCTAATTGTAGCAACCGCTGGTCTTTTTTTAGAGGCATGGTTACTTGGTCTAATTTTGTCTTGGTTTAGTGTAACCTTGACATTTTGGCAAAACTTTACTATTATTATTCTTGCTAATCTTATTTTCAAGAATGGAGGTTCTTCTAAATAATGTCCAAGGAGATTCCTGAATCAGTAAGAAATCCTATTAAAAGGCATTTGTCTTTTTTAGAAGAACTAAAACGTGATCTTAAGAAGAATCCACATCATAAAATTAAAAATAAGAAATGGTGGAAGAAATACAACAAATAAGTCTAGTATCTGTAAATTGTTATAAGATCTCGATAAAAGACTGGAATAATAAAAAACAAAAGATTCTGGATCTCATTGACATAAATGATGAGAAGAGAATTGATACATGTTTTAGTGACTTTTTCATGTATGGAAATACTCCTCCATACATGGTAGAGTTGGTGTCTTTAATTGCTGAAGAGTTGGAGTCATTTCTACAACATACAGACATGAACTTTTATCCAGTTCAAGACTGGCAAATGTGGTCACAGAGATACATTGATGATGATTTTCATGGTATTCATAACCATGGTTTTGGTCATCTATCATGTATTCTTTATGTTGAGTTTGATCCTGAACATCATCAATCGACTCGATTCTATTCACCAATTCCAGACGCATTTAGGGGTCTTATACATAACTTACAACCTTCAGTAACTGAAGGCGATTTGATTCTATTTCCATCAACAATTCCTCACGAATGTCCACCGTCAAAGTGTTCTATTCCGAGGACAGTAGTTGCATTTAACATACCTATAGGCAAAGATGACTAAGAAAGTAACAATTAAAATGGATGTTCGTTCCGCTGCTGCAATTCGACAAGTATTGTTTGAATCGCAAAAAGGATACGGAGTTGAACATGTACCCGAAAGAATCACTGACATTCGAGCAGTGATCGAACAACTAGATTCTGGGATAGAGGCAACACAAGATGTATAAACTCACAGTTACTCTAACTCCCGAACAGAGATCGTTACTCAACGATGCACTGTATTTCTATAGCGAAATGTTTTCGACTGATGCTAATGCAGATCACATACTGAATGCTGTAGAAGAATTAGAGGATCTAATTGATGACAACTGCGAGGAAGTGTGACAGTTTCTGAACTGGTACAGACCCCTTGACGGGGGTCTTTTTTTATGTCATACTATAAGTATGAAAAATACTCATCTCGAACATCCCGAAGATTCTGCACTTATCAGTAAAGAATCCGTGATGCAAACTATCAACTACCTGCGTAACTGTAAGGGTAGTTGTAGTGTCAAATACGATGGTGCTCCTGCTATTGTTTTCGGTATCAATCCTGAGAACGGTAAGTTCTTTGTAGGAACTAAAAGTGTATTCAATAAAGTCAAAGTTAAGATCAATTATACTCACTCGGACATCGAGAAGAATCATGGCAACAACGAAAAAGTTGCTGCAATTCTTCACACCTGTCTCGCTGAGTTCCCGAAGAACATTAAAGGGATTTATCAGTGTGATTTTATTGGTTATGGGGGTGAAGTATGCTTTACGCCTAATACTCTTACCTATGATTTTAGTGGGACCGAAGGTATTCTTGAGTCTTCTATTGTTGCTGTGTGTCATACACATTATTCTGGC